TGGATTTTTTTTCATTATCCTCAATTGAAAAACCAAAAAGTTTCGCCATCTTATAAAGTATGCTTACCTGTTATAGTTTATTTAGTTGATATCTTCACCGCCAGCAGCAGGAGAATCACCTCTAACTGCTTCCCACCAGAGAACTTGCATTTCTACGGTAAACTCCTGGATGGCATCAGTTTCATATGCCAACTGAATTGGGCTGATATTTGTTGGGAACAAATCATAGAAATGATATGCTCTCAGAGTTGAACCATCACGGTCCAAATGATAAACAAATGCATCTGCCTGATACAGCGCAGGATCCGTAACTCCGGTGTTATCAGAAACACGGTTGATTACATTCATCCAGTTTTCAAATGCCGAACGAATTGAAAAGTCAGTATCGTTAATAACGGTAATCGTCCAAGTCTCAAAAGTGCGGTCTCCTGCTAATTTTAAAGTTCTTCCTCTAAAGGCAACTTCTAATGGAGTTACCGTTGATCCTGGAAGTGCCGCAGTTTTAACTAAAAATCTTGATTTGTCAAGAACATTAGTGTCAGCGGGAGCAGCATCTGGGAATGAAAGAACAACCTCAAAGAGGTTACTTCTAGCACCACCACCAGATAACTTACTCTTGAAGTCCGTAATCTTCCTTAAAGGGGGTGGATTTAATTGATTTCTGGTTGCCATAGTTTTTAACCTCTGTTAATTAAAAGTTGCCGATTATTTCTTCAAAATCAACACCAGTCTTGGTGGCAATAAAGGTAAGACCGATGAAGTTAATCGATCTCGCTGGTTTAATGTAGATGTCTGCTCTAAACTCATTAGCATCAATAACTGCTGCCGTGTTATTAGTTTCATCAGCAATTACGACATAATCAAAGATACCTCTCTTTGCCTGAACATCACGCAAGAATGGTTCAATAGTATTTACGAAGTTAGTTCTTGTAATTTCATCGTTAAACTCAAACAGTACATCCTTGGCAGCACGAGAAATAGCATCCTCAAGGTAGATAAAGAGTCTACGAACATTAATACGATCAAATGCCGATGTTCTTGCTAATCCAGTCTTATCACCGAACAGAATAATACCAGATCCTGGTGAGAAGATGATTGGATTGATTCTATTAGAGTAGAGACGATCTCTCTGAGACTTACTTGGCGTGTAGGCAAGTTTAACCGCATTTAAGATAGCACCTCTTGCCGTTCCTGCTGGAGAGTACCAGGGGAAGTAATTGATATCATTACGAGCGCAAAGACCAGCAATATCACCATTTAGAGGGGCGTATCTGTAAGTATTTGCAAATCTATCGTACATATACTTATAACCAGAATCAAATACTGCATAAGATGAAGATGCTATAGGTGAGAAGAAACTAATTACATTATTAGTAATATCTTCTGAAGTTTTGACTGTAACTCCACCTTCTACTGGATTGTCCGTAAGAGCGGCACCTCTATATGGAGTAATAAAGGCAATTGCATCCTTTCTAAGTTCGGCAACCGAGATGAGTTTGTTTGCCAGTTCTTGTGCGGTTTCTTTTGCATAACCGGCAGATCCCATCAATAGGAAATCTACTTTGATTTCTTCTGTATTCTCAAATAAATCATATCCGTCCTTAAGTTCTGCCAGAGTTGCAGTAAGAGCACCGGCAGTATTAAGATTGGTTCCACCATCGTAGTTAAGACCACCCGCTAAGGTATAGGTATTAGAACCTGCTGCACCAAAAATAACATTTTCTGCGGCTTGGTCCCACCCATTATCAGTTGTTAAATCAAACTGACCCGCATCGTATCCAGTTGTAGTAAGTCCAGCAGGAGCTCCACCAGCAAAGATGTTTGCAGAACCTGCGGCAATATACTTTCTCCAATACGAAGTACTTCCTGCAGAAAACTCAGCATCAGTTGCCTTGGAAAGACCTAAGTGCTTCTCAAGAATTGTTCCGGCATTACCAGTAATAGTTCCTATCTCATCAATAACTACAACGTGAACTTCATCAAACCTAGATCCTCTTGGTTCTGCAAATGCCGAAGTTCCTGGTGCAGGTGCTAGATTATTCCACTGGATTGTGGTTTTGATTTTATCAAGGTTGATGTATTGTTGACTGAACCAATCAAGTTCAGATGTATAAGAGGTGCTTCCCAACGTAACCAGAGAAGCGCCAGTTGTTACGATACCAACAGTTCCACTTTCAGTGAAGCAGTAAGTTCCATCTTGCTGATAATCAACAATAGTTTCTGTATTTCCAGATGATACGCGACTTAGAATCTTAACCGCAACTGAACCTGCACCAACCTCAGTAATGATTCCTTTTAGATAAGAACCGTTTAATGATACTGCACTTCCTGAAGAAGTATCGGATTTTCCTGTAAGAGATTGAGTTACGCCATAACCAACTCTGGCAAGTGTAGTTACAATACCACTTAAAATTTGGTCTGCCTTTGAGTCAATAATTGCAACCTTGATTCCATTTGCCCAAGAACCAGGGCTTCTTGCTGCTACAGTAACACCAGTAATAGTATTTTCATCATATCCAAGTTCCTCATAATTATCTAAACTCTTAATCTTTACACTACTTGCAGCTCCGACAAAGGCATTTTTGGTGTTGGTGTCATCTGCTCTGACTACCTGTAATGAACCACCATAAGAAAGATAGGATGAGGCAACCATCCAACTTTCATAATGCTTATCTGTGGAGTAAGGTTCGCCAAAATTATTCAGTAGATCATTTTCATTCTCTACTAATGTTGGTGAATCTACAGGTCCTTTTGCGAATGGTGCAACAATTGCTCCTATTTTATTTGAAGCTGGTTGAACTCTACCAGAGGTTAAGTCAACTTCCCTTACTACAATTCCAGGAGATGCTAAATTTAGCGGCATCTTTATTCTCCGTTATCCCGAATTATTCTAAAAGTATTTATAATTTCCCTCTCTTTCAAGTACTTATCTATAATCCCACATATAAGACCGGTCACCATATTCATCTACACTCCAAACTTCTTGTTCTTGTATTCCGTTCTCTGATGTGGCATTCATCCATCGGTCTCCAGTTTCTTGTTCCACAAATACTTCCATATCTTCTAACCCATCCGAAATAAATCCGAATGGTGCCATATCCTGGTCAATTTGGTTTTTTTGTTCCTCATATATTCTTTTACGAATATCATTATCCGTCATCTCCTTAAAATAGTCCTGAGCGACTAACCAGGAAAAAATGACAAGACACATTACCAAGTCGTCATTACAACCTTCTTCTGCTTCAAATGAATTATGTTTTTGGGCAAATGTGGTAAGTTCACTAATGATATCATAATCACTAATGAATAGTTTATCATCTTCAATCAGTAGTTTTAAGTTGGAGCAACCTAATTTTTTAACCGCCGCAGTTGTTCTAACTCCAAGTTGAGATTTTTTACCACTAAATCCAGACCCAACTAATTGCCCTGCTCTACCTCTCATAGAGCACATTAAAATATTATCATATTCCAAATCATAGTGAAGAATATTAGCAACCTGATCTCCAATATCATTTACTTCTACAAGTAACCAGGCATTATCATATCCTCTTGCCACCTCATTAATAATACTGGGAAACAGCATCGGTTTAATTTCATTATTTTTATATTTTGCAACCACCTTGTAGGGAAAGTTTGTAATGTCAAAAACTACGAATGCCGAATAGTCATTTCCTATTCCACGAGCAACGTCAACCGTAATCAAATAATTATGATCTTCTATTGGATCTTCATAAACATCAAGACCTTTACTTCTCTTAATCGGATCATCATAGACTAGTATTTTAAGTTTGCTTGGATTGATGAGTGTTCCTACCGATCCTAAAAACTCACAAAGGTGCTCTGCCCTGAACTGCTCTTCACTAGTATTCGCAATTGTCTGTGCCTTCCATTCCTCATCTCTTCCAGGAACTTCGGACCAGTGGACCTCTGTGGCAACAAATGAGTTCTTACCACGCTCGGCATCGTGCCACATACGGTAGAAGTGATTCATACCTTTGGGTGTGGATACGACAATAACTTTGGTGGATTTACCAGATGAAATTGTCGGATATACCGATGCAAAGAAATCATCGGCAATATGATTTGGAACGAATGCAAATTCGTCCAAGAAAATAATATTAAATGACATTCCTCGGACAGCAGAAGCAGAAGTTGATGCGGCAATAATTTTTGACCCATTTTCTAACTCTAGTGAACCCTTATTCCAGGCAACAATACCCTGTTGCATCCATTTTGGAAGATTCTCATAAGATAATTGTAGTCTACTTAAGATTTCTCTTGATGTTGATGCCTTGTTTGCCAGAATACCCACATTTACATTATCATTGAATACAATATAATGTAATAAGTATGATACTACCGTCGTCGTTTTACCAACCTGACGGGGCATTTTTGCTATATTAAATCTGTTCTTATGGAAGTTGCTGACTAATCTTTCTTGGAAAGGCCACATATTAAACTTAACAAGACCATCATCAACATTAACAATCTTGATGTACTTCTTGGCAAAATAAACAGGATCCTCTTTACAAGTTAAGAACTCAATAACCTGCTCTTCGGAGAATTGTATTGGGGTATTTGCTCTCTTTAGATTTGGGTTAGAAAGATAAGCATCACCCTGTTTTAACTGAATGTCTTCAATATCCATAAAAATTATCTCTGCTCAATCCAGTTCAGAACTGCAAGTGCTTTTTTGTTAGTATTAGGACTTGCACAAACAAGAGTGTAAGTATCACTAATTGTTCCGATACCACTTCTACCTAACTGAAGTGCTGCTCTAACATCAAGATCAACTAAAGCACCACTACCATTAATCACAAAACCACTCAAAAGATCACTTCCACCA